TGTCCCTTTAGTCTGTTCTCACGCAAGATGCGGTCAAACTCATCGTCTTCGTCAGTGTGAATCATTGCTCCCTCACTTTCATCATTGCATCTGCAAAACCATAAGCGCTGTTTTCAATCCATCCGCTCATGCAACCGCCTTGCGTAAGAATTTCTTTTTGCAATTTTGGGTTTGCCAATAAACCTTGCAAAGCTTTAGCCGCAAAGTAGTCACGCATGGTTAAACCATGTTCGTTATCTGCTAAGTCAAAGTGCATGGCAGGAAATGCTGGTTCGTTTTTCATTCTCCAAGCTCCTTAAATATTTCATTAAGAATTGTTTTGATTTGACTTACCATCTCGGCTTTAGAAGCAGGCGCTGACATAACCATATTAATACTAGCCAACGCCTTGTACATTTCCTGCCCCTTTATTGCAAACAATAATCCATCTTCATCTTCAGGATAATAAAACTCAAGTACAGCTTTGGCTTTCATTGAGCCTCCCAACCTTCAGATGATCCGGCATCTTTGAAGCAATCCAATAACCAGCAGCGTTTAAACTAAATCCTTTTTCAAGCATTTCTTCTGGGGTTCTGCACCTTCGGTCGACTCCGTGTTTACCAGTTCGGTGTTTATCAAAAGCACCAGTGCTATTAAAGTATTCTTTACAACCCTGACATTGGTTTCTATCACCCCTTAGAGGTTTCATTTTCCATCTCCCTCATAAGTTGTTTAGAAATCTCATCAGACATTAACTCTCCAAATGATTTGCCCGACGGGAATCTCATTTGAGATGCTTGATGCAGATTAATAATGGCAATAGATCTGTTTAAACCATCATTAAAACCGGTTAAGTAAGGATTAACTTCAGCCATACGCATAGATAATCCATCCCTTAATATCTGAGCCATCGTCACTTTTTTAGAGCGAGCAAACTTCTTTAGCTTGACATAATCAGATTCATCTAAATACGTCATAAATGGTTTAAGTTTTTCAGAAGGGGTCTTCATTTTGTACTTTCGTGTATTCGTCAAGTAAAGCATCAAACTTAGCCTTAGCCTCTGCTTTGCCATGAAGCTCAGTGCGTGACTCAATACCACAGCGTTTACACAACATGTGTGTTGCATCTGTCTCGTTATCACACAACAGGAACTCTTGGAAGCTAGGGTCTCGGCAAAGCATTCCTGCTTTGGCAACACGGTTGTCGTATGGCGTGGGTGATTCATCATCTTGGATGCGAACCACCGCACAGGCATATCGTGCCCCAACAAAGTCACGCAGAATCTCTTCAGGGACTTCGTCAGGGTGCAAAGCAAGCGTCAGAATAAATCCTGTACGGTCTTGCTTCAGAGCCACCTTACGGGCTTCAAACTGTAATGCCATCAATTTGAGCCTGCAAGTAAGAAATTACAGCACGATAACCAATCACGTCATTTTTTAACTGATTAATTTCATCTTCAAGCCCGTCAATCAAAAGCTCATTGGTTTCATCAAGAATTTTATAGTTGGCAATTTCTGCGTGTAAACGATTAATTTCTTGACGCAGCGTCTTTTGTCCTTCTGTAGGGGCTACTGGCTTCAATTGTTTTTTAATCTTTTTCTTGGGGGACAAGGTTTGATACACATAGGCAGGGCTTGTGCCGACCGCCTGTGCAATTTCCTTAGCCTTAGCCTCGGGGTGAAGTTCGCTGTACTCAATAATTTGATTGCTTAACATGGTCTATCCTTAAAATGGAATATCTTGGTCATCAGCAGGGAAGTCCTGCGCTTGGTTCTCTTGGCGTGTGCCTTGTTGTTGTGGGACAAATCGATTAACTGAGAGGGAAAGATATGTCTTACCGCTCTTGCCAACCTTCTTCCAACCTGACAACTTGACAATCGTCAAACCGTTCTCGGTCTTGATTGCCGTCAGATCCTTAAGATTGATTGCAATCGTTCCGGAATAATCCGGTGACTTAGGGTTCTTCTTGCTCTGTTCTGCAAACAAAGATCCTGTGTCGGGGCGTGTTTCAAAATCACTCATTTGGTTTCTCCATTAAGTTTTAGCTTCAAGGCTTTGAAGCATTTAAGAACCTCCTCATAAAGGGGAGGGTGCGTTTGCTTCAGCGAATCAAGCTGAAGCTCATTGCTCTTCCAGTAGCTGTTTAAACCCGCTACCGTGGTGCAGTGGGATGTCCACTCAATCATTCCTTCGGTAAACAACTTACGACTCTCGTCTGAGTTGTCCCACTCAGTAGGCTGTGCCTTGATCTTATTCTTGGCAACAATCTTCTCGTACTTAGGCGCATCTTCCTGCTTGGTTAATTCGCCCATTGAAGCTGTTGCCTGCGTGATAGGAGACTCTTTTTCATCAGACTCCGGCAAGTCCTGACCGGCATAGATATAAGTGCCCAAACCATGCAAGGCGAGGGCTTTGGTCATGCATCTCATAATGGCGGTGTTAACGGCAAATGCATCGGGGTTCAGGATAGGTTTGTTCCTGTAATCCATCACGGGCAACATACATGTTCGGGGTTGACCAAACATTGTCACTGTGACCCATACCATTCCTGTGCCATTGACATCCATGTAGGGTTTACCCTCAAATATCTGCACGTCAAAGGTAGCGGTAGAGTCTGCCTTTAAAGCCTCTTGCCATGCCCACGCCCATGAAAGGTACGTCAGGCCATTCTTCTTCTCGGTATGATCATTTACATTGATCTTTAGTAAATCACAGGGCGACATTAATTTCTCCTTGATATTGTTTACACCACTTGCTGACTCCACAGAAATCTCCTGTGCATCGCTTGGGCTCTCCTTTTCTTTCCTCGACATATCCTTTTTCCTTTTCTGCCAACTCGGTGGCTTCCTCTATTGATTTAAAAATACGGATCGCAGACTTGCGTCCTTCCCTCTTCACTGCGTAGATGGTGTCGCTCAACCATCTTTCTTCATCGGTGCAGGGTTCTAAATCCTCACCAAATTCCTGCGCTTGCTTGGCGGCACGGTGCATGTCCAAGCGGTGGCGTACATATGTTTCTGTAGTGACCGAGTCCCACATTGGGATGTTGATCATCACTGCTTCTGCTTCGGGGTAATTCTCTTGCACTGAATGCGCAGAGTAATCTTTGATGATGGCGCAGATCTGTAGACCGCAGACCTTCTGCTTCTTGACTGTCTCGATAAGCCATTTGTAAATGTTTAGTTGAGTAACCCAATCATTCTTTGACTTCATCACAGACCACGCCTTAACAAACTTGTAATCGATGATTACAACTCCGTCATCTGTATGCTGTTGTAAATCCACAGCACCGCTGATCGTTATCCCATCAATAGAATGGAAGATGCGCTCTTCGTTGGTGTAGCCTTCAACCATCTTCTCTTCAAGCTTGCCATGCATGAACGTACCGAGCTGAGATGCAATCAATTTGGTGACATCGATCTCCATCTCTTCATCATACTGTTCGCGCATTCTGCGTATCTTTGGTGGCGACATTAGCTCTGTTACGCTATACTGTGATGCACCTTTAGTGTAGAAGTCTCTCGACAGCAAAGCCACAAGGGGTGCGGGCAATCCTTGTTTGTTGGTAATTTTCATTTACTCTCCGAAAGTTTTTATGGAACCAGAACTCAATAATAGCGATGATGTAGAAGAATTGCAAGCACTATCACAAATTATTTTTGGTGAGCCCGCTTCTAAAGCAAACTCTCGTAGAGTTGTACACTACGGTGGTATGTCTCGTTTGATTAAGTCTGCTAAAGCATTAAGTTACTCTGATGTTTTTAGACAACAATGCAAGCCGCTTAAAAAATTAATGACGGGAGATCTGCGTGTGACCATGCAGATTTTCTATGCCTCAAGACGACCCGACTTAGATGAGAGCCTTATATTAGACCTGATGCAGGGGCTTATATATGAGAACGATAGGCAAGTGAAAGAGCGCCATTGTTACTGGGGATTAGATCCTGAGAACCCCCGTGCAGAAATCATTGTGGAAAAGATCCCTGAGATTGCTCCAAAAAAAAGCCCCTCCAAAAGGAGAGGCTAAACCCTTCAACAAAGGGAGGAGAGTTCCAGCAACTGGATGTCTCAAGTTTAAACCAATCCGCAGCGAAATACAACAAGAAATTAAAATACAGCAGTTGGCCCCGGCGGCTTGTTTAAACGCATCCAGCAGTTCCCGGCGTAAATGTTTAAACACAAACATCAAACCCGGGAAAAAATATTTTAAAAATTTCTTGACAACATATCCATAAGTTGTGGTACATTGCAATTGTTGCCGTGAGAAGCGACAGATTGAAGCCACTTAATTCTACTCTCGCCCTTGGTTTTGCCGCAGGGTTCTCACCGAGGGTAGAGCTAAGTGGCTTTTTTCATTCCTTTCCCACATCAACTCGCAGGCAATGCGGTACGTCGGTGGTTGCCTGTTAAATACCCTGTTACACGAGCAAGCCACAGCAGGGAGCGTGGGCGAATACTTAGAGCGCGGTGGTTGAAATAGTCTAGGTTGGTGCGAGGTGATGACATGGCTCCGAAGGGGAAATCACAGCACAGTGCGAACTTTGGTTATGACCACGGTAAGGCTGTGCTTTGTTCAAACATTCACCAAAGGGGAAATGTGGAAAGAGTAGATGTTAAAGAACCCAGTGATCACACAGAGTTTGAAGTACAAGCATATGTGTGGAACAAGCTACGAAGCTTAGGCGTTAACGCAAGAGGGGAGGTCAAAACAAAGTACAAAGGAAAAGCTTACGTTAGGTTTGATATTGCAGTATTTGACGGTGGCTCTTTGAGCCACATCATTGAAATAAAAAGAAGTGTCATTAAGCACAAGACAAGTTGGGAGAATACCCGACAAGGACAACGTTACAACGACTTTGGTGTCCCCGTTACCATTTTGTATGGGATGGAAGACGCTATAAAGTTTGTAGAAAATTATTAACAAGCCCCGCAAAGGGGCGATAAGGAGAGAGAGCATGAAGCAAGTAATCACAGAAGGTAAGACTATCGCAGGGTTTGCATATGCGTACAAAAAACATCCGGATGCACCGGAGCGTATTCTTATGGAAACATTTGCTAAAACACAAAACAAAGCCAAAACTAAAATCAAAAGCCATTCAAAGTTTAAGTACAGCCCTAACATTGAAAACTACCGATTGTTTTCGGTGCACCTCAAAGTGATGCATGAAATGGACATGAATTTAATTTTCAACGAGGAGCAAGGCTTCCCAGTTTTAGATGATGACGAAGACATCAAGCCTGAGGTAAAGATGATCAACGGGAGAATTGTTATTGAAGATCCTTTTGATTTACCAAATCCCGCCAAGATGAACAAGAAACGTTAAGGAGAGAGAGATGGATGTTTTACTGGGGGCGCATGATCTGATCATGGCGGCACATTATGCGGGCTTGATTGAAGGTGTTAAAAGCCTCCAATTAAAAAACGGTGAGATAAAAAACAACAGAATTTCAAATCAAACTGATTTTGGAATTCACTACGTTGGGATGATGGGTGAGGTCGCAGTGAGTAAGTCTTTAGGATTACCTTTGCGCACCGACATAACCGTTGGGGGGGATGGTCATATAGACATGACCCATCAAAGTCAAACGATTCAAATCAAAACAAGCACACACCCAACAACACCGACACCAAGGTTGGTGATCTTTAATAGCATTGAAGACTTTGCCACTGACTGGGCAATCTTATGCTCCATACAGAATGCCTACACTGTTCGCATTCATGGGTTTGCAAGTAAGCGAAAGTTTGTGTCTAATGTCGTTACACATGAATTTGGGTACGGCACAAGATACTGTTTAGACGAGAAGTTCTTAACGCCCATCAATCGTTTTCACGAAGCAATCAAGATCACCGGAGAATCAAAATGACCCGCAACTACAAACAAGAATACAAAACTCAAGAGCAACGGGGCGAACATGAAGATCGCATGGAACGTCAACGAGCCCGTAGGAAATTGGATGCTAAAGGAGTGACCCGACAAGGTAAAGACGTGGCTCATGTCAAAGCTTTATCAAAAGGTGGATCAAACGCAGATGGTGTCCGTCTTGAAGCACCGGCTAAAAACAGATCATTTAAACGCAAGTCAGATGGTT